TACGAGATACAATATATTTGTCGAAAAACGGTCCTTCAAATTGTGCTTGTGGCGTATGCTTATGAACAGTTCTAGCAATCATTTTATACAATTTAAAATCAGGGTAACGTTCATCTCCATTTTTCTTGTATAGAATATTTCTACCTTTATCATCTTTTGTCCACTCAACCATTAATTTTGCTAAGTAATCAATTGGTTCAATATCGTCAATATCTTCAATAAAATAATCGAATAATGAACATGCTAATCTACATAAATCAAAACTCATATTTGGTTCTAATCTTGGTTTCTTTGGATTAAAATAAGGACCAAAATTATATTGTGTTGCTGCGTCTCCTTTATGATGATAACTATCACTACATATTGTTCTTCCTTTATATTTATAAACTGCTCTACCAAAATCTATAAGTTTAAAAATCCTACCAAAAGTTGGAACTTTATAGTAGCGTTGATTATATCTATAATAAAGATACTGTTTTTCGGTTTTTTGAAACATAATATTATTTGTATGTAAATCATTATGAGTAAAATGAAATACTTTTTGATAAACAATAAGCATCATAACAACTTGAAATAAACAAGCTCTCCATTCATCGGTTGACATTTCGTTTTCTTCGCATAGTAAAGAATCAAGCGTTCCATCCAAACATTCCAAACAAATAATTTGAGTAGGAAAATTAAATAAAACACTATTCACTTCAATTTCTGAATCTAATGTTCCTTCGCTACTTGAATATTCATCATCGTCATTATCATCACTATTTTCCGGACTATAATCATCAGATGACTCTGCGTTACCATCTTCAGATTCACTATTATTAGTATTGGAAGACCTTGATGAACATGTTGAATCGGTTTTTCTTGATTTACTAGTTGGCAAATCAAATTCAAATACCAAATCAGGTTTTGTTAGCTCTATATTTGAAATATCGGAGAGATGAAATACTTGTTTAAAATCATCATCGTTGATAGAAGATACATCTTTATTTGAAACTCTATCGCCGATGTGTAACTTTTTTTTATAATTTCTTGTATCATAATCCATTAAAACCCCCATATCTAAATTTTCTATTTTAAACTGTTCATTTTGATTTTTATGAAAATAAGTAGAATCGTGTAGATAATCTATATCATCAGCAATATTGTAATTAAATTCTTTTTGAATGCCCAAAAATGAGCCAAAGAAATCCAATCCGTGAGGAAAATAGCAGTTATGATAAAGCTGGCTTGTTAAATATGAAAAAAAACTATCGACATAAGCAGAATTATTTGGGTCTAAAACTTTTTTGTGACAGTTACTTTCATTTAACTCTGGCAAAGAAGTCTTTTTGGTTTCTCCTAAATCTTTATATTTCCCAACCATGAACTTCACTGGGTCCAATAATGGAGAGAATTTGAAAAAACAAAGCTTGTTTTCTTTTTTATCACCAGAGTCAATTATACAATTATATTTATTGCGTTTATTAGTTTGTTCAACTTTAATAATATGAAAATGATGATTCAGGTTTAAATTTTTGTAATTAGATTCTTTTAAGGAAAAAAACTGTTTGTATAAAGGAATAAAATTTTGGACATTTGTTATTCCTACATTTTTAAATGATTCAAAAAGAGCGCTATTATCGTTTTTCTTATAATACAAGTCAAACATTAGTTTTATTAGATAAAATTAATAGTTTCTTTTAACTTATTTATTTGCGTAAATTTAATATTATTTTTAATATCATCGAAAATTAGTATGAATCTTGAATTAAAAAAATTCGATATGAAAAACATCAAATTTGATTCCAAAAAGGCTTCTGGTCCTGTTATTGTTTTAATTGGTAGGCGTGACACGGGTAAATCATTTTTAGTAAAAGATTTATTATATCATCATCAAGATATTCCTATAGGTACTGTAATTTCTGGAACAGAAGCAGGCAATGGTTATTATTCAAAAATGGTACCTAGATTGTTTATCCATGATGAATATAATACAGCTATTATTGAAAATATTCTTAAAAGACAGAAAATGGTAATTAAACAAATTAAAAAGGAAAATGAAGCATATGGAAGATGTAATATCGATGGGAGAGCTTTTGTTATTTTAGATGATTGTTTATATGATAATACTTGGGCAAGAGATAAATTAATGAGATTGCTTTTTATGAATGGTAGACATTGGAAAATTATGTTGGTAATTACGATGCAATACCCTTTAGGAGTTCCTCCAAATTTAAGAACAAATATTGATTATACATTTATTCTTCGAGAGCCCTATATCAATAATAGAAAAAGAATTTATGAGAATTTTGCGGGTATGTTTCCAACTTTTGAGAGCTTTTGTCAAGTGATGGATCAGTGTACAGAAAACTATGAATGTTTGGTAGTTTCAAATAATGCAAAATCAAATAAATTAGATGACCAAATTTTTTGGTATAAAGCTGACCCTCATAGAGATTTCAAGTTAGGTTCAAAAGAATTTTGGGAAATGAGTAAAGATATGGGTTCAGATGATGAAGAAGAATCATTTGACCCAAAGGCACAAAGGAAAGGTCCGCGTATTAATGTTAAGAAAAGTCGATGGTAATTAATTATATATTTTGATATATATAATTAATGAGTATTGAAACAATTGGTTTCATTGATAAAAATATCAACGGGTTAAATGAAATTTTCACTTCAACGATGAAAATAAATGTGTTTCAAGATAAAAATAAAATTGTTAAACTAGTAATTAATAATGGAACCGCAACTATTATATTTAAAAATATAGCTAGCAAATTTAAAGGTGGAAAAAAACAAAACTACAAAAATAAAACAAAAAAAAGACGGAAAAAAACAATGAAAGGAGGCAATCCATTACTTAAAAAACTGTTAATGTTAATTTTTCTATTTTTTACATTTAACTATATAATTTCTGTACAAATACATCATAGAGAAGGCAATAGATTAACAGAAGAAGAATGGCAAAGTGGTTTAAGTATGATTGATCATGTTAAGACAATTAATTTTACTAACAGTACATCATTAAATCTTCCACAAATAATACAATTATTCGATATGGATGGAGAGAATATGGAAATTGATAATATAAATCTACCCACAAATAGCATTACTGCTTTTGCTGAAATAGATTTTCCAGAAGATAGTGCTACTAAAACAATAGCTCGAGAATTATCGCAAATTCCATTTAAAAAAAGACCTATTTTAGGATTTGGAAGTAATAACAATTATTATGAAATTTTTGCAGAATGGGAAATTATAAATGACAATACACAAGAAATAAATGTTGAATTATTTGATGTTTTAAATAGCGATGGTGAACATCCTGACTCAAGAGCGAGAAATCTTCCAGACAATCAAAATATTAATGAACTCGCAAAACAATCCTTAAAAGAACAAATTAACACAATGAAAAAAACAAATTTATTAACAAATAATGAAACAAAAGGGTTTGCTAGTTTGATAATGGTTAATTTTGCTGTTCATCCTTCCCTAATAGGTAATACAGATGGACTGTGGCATCAAGATGGAATGCCACATCTTATATCTAGAGCTACTATAGACAATGATGATAATATAGGTACTAACAGTAATGTCTCTCTATCTCAAGCGCAGAGAGCTTTGGGAAATATTTTATTATCAAATACAACAATGTCTAGATTAATCAATCATGATCATATTATAACTTTTACCTATGAACCAAATGTTGCTGAAACAAACGCAAGAATAGCATTTCAAAATTTGGACGGAGAAACTAAAATAACAAACATTCAAACAACACAAGGACAATCACATACACAGATGATAAATCAAAAATCGGGAAGAGGTCAACATCAAACTCTAACACCTCCTATGCTAATAGCATCTAATAGAAACGCCTTATTAACTAATGTTATGCCTAATGTTAACCAAACATTTTACAAAGATCCAGATAAAACATTTCGCCAGCGACAAACATTTAGCCGGCGAGAATAATTAAACTCTATTTTCAACTCTATCAAATTTTCCTCCTCCTAATCCACCATTACTTTCTAAATTTTTTCTATAAAAGGCTTTGTAATCAAATGTGCAATTATGACTTTCTGCGCTTGAATGTAAATTACAAAACCTTTTTTCACAACGACAATCATAAGCTGTAATTGGTAATTTCTTTTTACAACCTTCCATTTGACATCTTTTCGGTTTCTTTTTCTTTTTCTTTTCTTTTTTTGGTTTTTCAACCTTTGGTGCTTTTTTTTCAGCTACCTTTTCAACTTCCACCTTTTTAGTCATAGGTGGTAGTTTTTCATTAAATGTAAATATTGGTTTTTGGTTTTCAGTCATCTTTATTGTATTTATAGATTAATTTTGTAAATCAATTTATAAATAATTTAATTTTTTTTCTCAGTAACTTCCATTGCTATAGAATCTTTTTGTTTTTGGATTTCTTTGTCTCGTTTATCAGTTTCCCTTGTTCGAATATTAGCACCTTCAAACAATTCTTTACGAATATCCGCAGAAGAAACATTGTTATTCAACCCTGACTCAGTAGTATTCATATTAGCCACTCCAACCAAATTGCCATCAGAATCGATATTCTGAGTGAGTTTATTACCACTTTCCTTAGCAATCTTAACATTTTCCTCAATAGCAGCTCGTTTTGCTTCTTTTACACGTTTCTCAAAAGCAATCTTTGCTTCTTTCTCATTTTGATTTTTCTCATGCATAAGCTGGTTAAGTTCATCCTCCAAATACTCAACACGCCCGGTTTTATACGCTTGTGGATTCCATGGCATCCATAATCCAACTGGACCTACATAAACATCATGATTTGGGTCAACTTCTCTAAGCATTCTACATCTTAGTTCCGCTTCTTGTTGTGTAGGATAAGCCCCTCGTACCTTAATACCTCTAGTGCTAGTTTGGAAATTGTATCGTTCCAAAAACTCTTGTTCTAACTCATCTTCTTTAGCATCTAAAAAGTTTTTATAATCGTCATCAATAGTTGTTTTTGCCAAATCATCTGCTTCTGATTTAGTATATTCTTGAAAATCAGACATAACCTTATCAAAATTCAAATTATATTTAAAAGACATAAAATTTAGAAACTGTGTAAATTTTTGAGTTGATTTAGAGAAATCCCAGTGTTTTAGGAATTGTTCAAAGTAAAACACTTCTTTTTTCTTTAAAATGTTCTCTGGTGAAACAAAAGAAACACATACGAACTTTTGACCAGCAATTGGCTTATCTTCCTCTAGTAAATCAACATATTTAGGATTTTTGGTCCCATCGTTATTTAGTTGCTTTTCAAAATTTGTTTTTTGTGCCATTATAGTTTATTTCTATCTTTCTTATTTTAAACTATTTTTTTGGATATATATATTTTTTTTTTTTGAT